CCCCGCAACCACCACAACATCCGCGACCCTCACTTCCTGCACCAGATGCACGCCAAGGGCAAGGACAGCGTGATGGACGAGTTCGACTTTACCGCCAAGGTACTGACGGCCTTTATGCGGCATTACAGCCAGCACTGGATCGTCACGTCGAACCACGATCAGGCCATCGAGGGGTGGCTGCGGAACATCGCTGGATTCAGTGACCCGATCAACCTGCGGTTCTGGCTGGCGATGAACCTGTACTGCACCGAGTGCCGCGAGAAAGGTAAGAAGCCTCGACCCTTCGCAGAGGCGATGTCCAAGGCTCTGGGCCTGCAATCACACCGCTTCGGCTTCATCCACGAGGACGACAGCCTGATGATCGCCGGGATTGAGAACGGACTGCACGGGCATCTCGGGCCGAACGGCGCACGAGGCAACCCGAAAAACCTGCGGACTGTGGGCAAGGCCAACACCGGCCACACGCACTCTGCCGGGATCATCGACGGTGTGTACACCGCTGGCGTGTTCGGAAACCTCGACATGGGATACAACAAGGGCCTATCGTCGTGGTCTCACAGCTTCATCGTAACCTATCAGAACGGGAAGCGTTCTATCGTAACCATCAAGGACGGAAAGGCTTGGAGATGAGTGAATATGCAATCATCCTGTGCATTCTCATGCTGCACAGCGTCGTCATTGCTTGGATCAACAGGAGCAGGTGATGCAACCTTACTGGGACTTTATGCGTGACGGTAGGACGCCAGAGCAGCGCCGCAAGTGGGATATTTACCTCGCTGGGTCTCTGCGGAACCCGGCTATCCCGAGCATCCACCGGGAACTCGAACTGCTCACTGGGCAGTCTGTGTTCTCGGACTGGTACGCTGCTGGGCCGGAGGCAGACGATCACTGGAAGGCGTACTACAAAGGTCGGGGCGTAAGCTACCGAGAAGCCCTAAAGCGCCCTGCCAGCGTCAACACCTTCAACTTCGACCAGCGGAACATGCTGGACAGCAACGCAATCGTTCTCGCTCTGCCTGCTGGTAAGAGCGGGCACATGGAACTGGGCTGGATGCTTGGTCAAGGACGACCCGGCTACATCCTGCTCGACAGCAACGAGGACCGCTGGGACGTGATGTATCAGTTCGCAACCGGCGTGACTTCCGACATAGAGGAACTAGCCGGATGGCTGACGAACCCGAAATGACTGTTGAACACTGCGAGGCTATGGCGGAGCATTACCAGAAACAGATCGACGCCACACTGGCACGGTACGGAACTGGTGTTCGCCCTGCTTGGGTGTCTGCTGACATCGGCATCGACCAGATGCACCGCGACCACTACCGCAACCTTGCGAAGCGATTGAAACAGGAGTAACCTATGGACAGTATTGTGACCCGACCCGCCCACTACACCAAGTGGGTAATCGAGCCCATCACCTTCATCATGCGCAACAAGATGGAGTTCTGGAGAGGCAACATAATCAAGTACGCTACACGGGCTGGATCCAAGCTGTATGACGGCATGGACGAGGTTCAGAGCGAGATCACGGACTTGGAGAAGGTTCGACGGTACGCTGAGATGCGGATCAATGAACTGAAAGGGGAGGACATCCTATGAGTACGATCCCACTGGCCAAAGGCTTCAGCGAGAAGCACCTGAAGTTCCCGGTCTTATTGAGCCGCAAGTTCGACGGTGTGCCTGTACGCATCGACATCGACCACCACGGGAACCACACGATCCGCACTCGGCAGGGTAAGGACGTTCCGGCTGTTCGGGCTCTGGTGCAGGAGTTCATCGACCGCTACCTGAACGAGGAACGTGACTGTGATAGCGTGGTGACGCCGCTCACACTGGTGGGCGAGGTAGTCCAGCACGGCAACTGGGACGCGAACTTTAAAGAGACCAGCGGTATCGTACGGCGTCAAGAGGACCAGTCACACCGCCTCGCGATCATGTTGTTCGAGTGCGACGTGCAGGACATGTTCATCGAGCGGCACGAGTTCATGGAGGACTTCCTTCAGCACATCCACGGTCGAGTGCATGTGGTCGAGCAGATCGCGGTCGAAAACATGGAGCAGCTTGTGCAGTACCAGCAGGAGTTCAACCGGCTGTTCCCGCAGGCTGAAGGGCTGGTCGCTCGGAACCATGACGACCCGTTCGCTCCCGGTAAGCGAAGCTGGGGATACCAAAAGCTGTTGAACGAGCCGACCATCGACCTGCGGATTGTGGGCGTCGAGGAAGCCATCGACCAGCACGGTCAACCTAAGGGCATGGTTGGTCGCTTGATCGCCTCCTACAAGGGCGAACGCATAGGCATCGGCCCCGGTCGCCTGACACATGCAGAGCGGATTGAACTCTGGGAGCGGTATCAACAAGAGGTATCGCTATTCTGGGCCGGAAGCCCAGTCGATCACTACCCTGACGCGTACTCACCGGCCGACGTAGCCGACTATTTCAGCTTCCCGAACCGCATTGCCCAAATCAAACACAAGGGCGACGACAGCTACGACGCTCTGCGTCAGCCGACCTTCCAGTTCTGGCGAGACGAAAAGGAGACACCCGATGCGTGAAGCAGACATCATCTACAAGTCGAAGGCGGCACTATCCTTCGCAGCACGAGGCGGTCTCCGGGCCAGCCTGTTCGTGGACACCGTGGCCGAGGATGCAGAGATGCTGATGGCCGAGGTACTCAAGGGCGTTCCCAAGAGCCAGAAGAACATCGTGGAGCAGGCCATCACTGAGTGGCGTGCCGACCATGCGTGGCTGGCTGGAATGCCCGACCAGATCAAGGAGAGAACCTGCAATGAAGTACATGGTCCTTGACGAAGAAACCCAAACGCACAGCAAGTTCAAGCGGAAGGGCAACCCGTTTCTCCCCGAGAACTACATCGTGGCTCGCGGGTGGAAAGTTGAGGGCGACCCGCGATGCTCTGCGGAGTTCTACGACGATGCCGACAGCGTGAAGCCGATCAGCATTCCAGATGACGTGGACGTGCTGGTCGCCCACAACGCGAAGTACGAGTTGCTCTACGAGATGCGCTTCAGCCCTGCTGAGATGCACGCATTCTTCAAGCGTGGTGGGCGAATATGGTGTACCCAGTACGCCGAGTACCTTCTGAACGCACAACAGAAGAAGTTCCACATGAACAGCCTCGATCAGGTGGCACCGACCTACGGTGGCCGCGTCAAGATCGACGGTATAAAGGCGCTCTGGGAAGCTGGTGTGCAGACCTCTGACATCGACCGGGACATGCTGCTGGACTACCTGATCGGTACCGAGGAAGAAGGTCGCAACAGCGGAGACATCGGGAACACCGAACTGATCTACCTTGGTCAGCTTGAGGCGGCAGAAGAACTGGGAATGATGACAGCGATCAAGCTGCGCATGGACGGTCTCTGCGCTACCTCCGAGATGGAGTTCCGTGGCCTCAAGATTGACGTGGCCCGTGCCAAGGCAGACCTGAAGAAGCGCACCGCTGAACTGAAGGCTGCTGAAAAGGAGTTAGAGCAGTACATCACCGGGCTTCCCGAGGGTTTGACTTTCAACTGGAACAGCCCGACGCACAAGTCGGCCCTGATCTTTGGTGGGACGATCCAGTACGAGAGGCAGGACACATACGTCGATCCCAAGACCGGGCAGCTTGCTCGGAAGAAGGCTACGGCACGCTGGCCGCTATTCGGTGGCGATGCGATTGACCCTGATGAGTGCGACTTCGTGGGTAACGAGAACGAGAACGAGCCTCGGTACGAGTACGGTGGTCAACCGCAGGACACATTCAAGAGCGGTAAGCGGCAAGGCGAGGCCAAGTTCAAAAACGTACAGGTCGAGGGCGAACTGAAGGTCAAGTACCAAGACTTCTTCCACGAGATGCCGGGGTACACCAATCCCGAACCCGAGTGGAAATCTGACAGCATGACCGATGGCGCGGGCAAGCCGATCTACTCAACAGCCAGCGACATCATCGACCAGATCACCAACCGGGACATCCCGTTCCTACAGGCTCTGGGCGATGTTAACCGGCTGACCAAGGAGATCGGGACTTACTACGTCAAGGTCGATCCCAAGACCGGCGAGAAGAAGGGGATGCTTACCTGCGTGCAGCCGTGGGACCACACGGTTCACCACAAGCTAAACCACACCAGCACTGTGACGAGCCGCCTGTCCTCGTCGGACCCGAACCTTCAGAACCTTACTCGGGCCGACTTCGACGCCGAGACCGGCCTTTTCAAGTCAGAGGTCAAGGCTATGTTCATTTCCCGATTCGGAGACGAGGGTGAGATGACCGAGATCGACTACAGTCAGCTTGAGGTTGTAGTTATGGGCCTGCTGAGCCGCGACAGGAACCTTTGTCGAGACCTGAACAACAACGTGGACTTCCACTGTAAAAGGGTGGCGCTGAAGAACAGCGTCAGCTACGAGTTTGCACTGGACG